GCTCCATCAAGCCCTATAGTACATAGTTTTTCATCTACTAGAGCTTTGCCTGCTGGTCTGACTACAGCTGACTTATGGTATGAATATCTAGCAGATTACTATGGAGTAGACTGGACTACAGAAACAAATCCAGTGTATAATTATTTTCATGACGAAGCTATTCCAGGTAAATTGCGCTACAATTATGATACATCTTCCTGGACTCCAAATTTTGGTGGAACACTTAGCGGAAATGTATTTCAAGTAGAATTTGGCACTACTGCCATTGGCTCAACTGCGGTTCTTGCTAACCCAGTATTTTCTGGAGGTAATTCTGCTTATTGGAAACGTGGATTAAGTGCAGACACTGGTATAGGTACTGCTGGTGATCTAATAGTCGCAGGTGATGTTAAAATCGCTGGAGATTTGTATGTTAGTCCATCTAGCATATTCATGGGTAATTTAGCCATGAGTGCTAGCGTAGGTGGAAATTTATTAGTTAACGGAGATCAGGTATTCACTCCTACACTAGCTAATTCTACTCCGGCTAGCGCAAGTGCTACAGGAGTTAAAGGCGACATAAAATACGACTTAAATTACATTTATCTCTGCGTTGCTACAAACACTTGGATACGTGCCGCAAGAGTAGCTTGGTAATAGAAGAAAAACCAATGGATAATGCAGCGATAAATAAGAATATGGATGATAAAACACAGGAAACTAGTCCAGAAACCAATCAAAAACAGCCCGATGAAAAGGGCGGAATACACGTGGAATCACATGTAAAGATATTTGATCCTGAGACACAAGAAGTTTTCGTAAATGGACGAGCATAAGATGAAGTCAATGATGAATTTAGATATTAAGGGTTTTGTTAAGATCTATGACCCTATAACCAAAGAAGTGTTTGTTGATAAAACCAACGCGATCCACTATGAAAACATGAGTGAAGCATTGGCACTAAACGTAGGTAACAAGGGTTTGGGATTTATCAGCGAAATGTGGTTTGGTAATGGTGGTACTACAGTTGACCCAACTGGCGTTATCACATATTTGCCTACTAACACCACAGTACAAAATGCTGACTTATATAGCCCACAATACGGTAAACTAGTAGATGATACTAATGCGGCCAATAGCGATCCACTACGTAATAAAATCACCGTGCTACATACACCAGGTTTTATCTATTCTGATATTTTAATCAGTTGCTTGTTAGACTACGGTGAGCCTAGTGGACAGGCAGTGTTTGACAATAGCCAAAACTTAGATGGGCAATTCGTATTTGACGAATTAGGATTAAAAGGTTATGATGCTGATGGTGTTGGCCTTGGTAAACTATTAACACACGTAATTTTTAGTCCAGTGCAGAAATCACTGAACAGACTTATTCAAATCGATTATACAGTGCGAATTCAAACATTAACAAACTTGAGCACAAACGCATAATTAGGAAAAGACAATGTCATACAGCATAACAAGATATAATGGAACAGCACTAGGTACAATCTTAGATGGTACCATAGATAATACTAAAACTAGTTTGACCTTGATTGGTCGCAACTATAGTAACTATGGCCAGATCATGGTTAACAATCTAGTTAATCTAGTTGAGAACTTTAGTCGTAGCTATGAACCTAGTAATCCAATCTCAGGACAGTTATGGTGGGACAGCGGTAACAATCTTTTAAAGATCTATACAGGCACATTATTTAAAGTAGTTGGTAGTTGTACTAGCCAGGCAACAGCACCAACAACCACAGTAGTTGGCGATCTATGGTGGGACACAGCCAATCAACAATTAAATGTCTATAATGGATCAGGATGGACATTAATTGGGCCAGTATACAAAGCCGGACATAGATCAGGAATAGTAGTTGAAGAAATTTCAGACGGGGTTACTACACACTATGTTAGCTCAATCTACGTAGACGAAGTAAGAACTGCGATTGTAAGCAAAGATGCTGCATTCATCCCAAACACTACAGTCACCGGCTTCAGCATAATTAATCCAGGCATTAATGCTAATACCAGTATTTCAACTTATAAATTCTGGGGACTAGCTAATAATTCATCATACTTGGGTGGACTTACTAGTGCTAGTTTCTTAAGAACAGATTCAGACAATTTATCATCAGGTAATTTAAGAATCCAAACGGATCAGGGTCTAGCGATTGGTGCTAGCTTAGATCTAGAACTTTCAGTAAACGCAGCAGACGTAGAGATTAAAAATGTAACCAGCGGTGGCAACATTGGTGTTTATGCTAACGTCAGCGGAATATCAACTAAATTAATCACAGTCGATGGTACATCGGGTATTGTTGAAGTTGCAGCTAGCCCGTCAACAACATTAGGCGTTGCTACCAAAGGATATGTTGACGGTAAATTTAATGATACAGTCCTAACAGGTATTCCAACAGCAGTCACAGCCCCAGCTAACACCAGCAATACGATGATAGCTACTACTGCTTTTGTCAGCAGTGGTTTATCAGGACTGTATGCAAACAAGATTTACCAAGGCAACAGTGTCATGGAAATCATTGACGCAGGCGGTGGAACAGCTAACCTGGCACTAGACAATGTCAGCGTGTTAACTGCTTCAGTAACAGGTGTGAATTTATTTGGTACTCCTACAGCACCAACCCAAGCACAAACATATACCAGTGTTGGTAATGATCAACTAGCTACTACCCAATACGTAAGAACAGCAGGCCAATGGTGGAATGGGAGTGCTAAGTTTGTCAGCAACGCAGCACCAACATCAGGTGATGGTAATAATGGCGATATTTGGTTTCAATTATCGTCATAATTTAAGATAAATAACATTATATATTAATAGGTAATAGAGATGGCATATACAATAACTACAACAGCTGGTACAACACTAGCAACAGTCGCAGACGGTACGGTTAATACCACTACTACTAGCATAACCTTAATTGGTAAAAACTATGCTGGTTATGGTATTTTCCTTAACGAAAACTATGTAAAATTATTAGAAAATTTTGCTAGCGGTACTGCTCCTACTGGTGCACTTACTGGCCAAATCTGGTATGATTCAGCAACACAGGTTCTAAAAGTCTATAAAGGACTTAGTTCTTGGAAAACCATCAGTAGTACTAGTACTAGTCCTACTCAACCTAGTGGCGCTGTCACTGGTGACTTATGGTGGGATACTTCAACAAATCGTCTAAGTGTATACAGCGGTAGTGATTGGGTAGTTGTTGGTCCAGCATATACATCAACAGCTGGTACTTCAGGTGCGCTAGTTGAAACGATTATTGATACTAGTTCTGTATCACACATCGCTGTTAAATTATATGTGTCAAATACTGTAGTTGCTATATTCAGCAAAGATTCATCATATACACCTCAGACAAGTATTTCTGGTTTTACCAGCATTAAACCAGGTTTGAACTTAGTAAGCTCAAGCACTATCGTTGGTGCACAATTTACAGGTGACGTATCAAATGCGTTGACCTTACAAGGTGTTTCAGCAAGTGCGTTCTTGCGTAGCGATCAGAATACGGCAACATCATTCCAAATCACAGCAGGTGGCGGATTAATTGCTGGTTCAGATCTACAGATTACTTCAGTAACTGCTTCAAATTTATACAGCAGTACCTTAAACAAAGACTTTAATATCCAAGTTAACCGAGCTGGTTCAACAACATCAGCTATCGCTATCACAGGCAGTACAGCTAAAGTTACATTATCAAACGATTTCCAAGTTGGTGGTGCAACACAACTAACTGGAGCATTAAGTGTTGGCACTACATTGGGTGTTAGTGCAGGCGCTACATTCAGCTCAACTCTAGCAGTCACAGGTGCTGCTAATTTAAGTGCAACACTTGGTGTAACAGGTGCAACAACATTAGGATCAACACTAGCAGTTACTGGAGTCACAACCGTTTCAAATAAAATACTACCGAGTGTTAATAATACGATCGATATCGGATCTAGCTCATTTAAATTTGCTAACATTTTTGCTACAAACATATCTGGTGTAACTATTTCAGGTACTGCATCAACAGCATTATACGCTGACTTGGCAGAACGTTTTGAAGCAGATGCAGCTTATGCTCCAGGTACTGTGGTTGAATTGGGTGGACTCAAAGAAATCACCCGTGCAGTTCAAGAATTAAGTGATTCTGTGTTTGGTGTTATAAGTACACGTGCAGCATACTTGATGAATGCAGGTGCAGGTAGTGACGCTACCCATCCAGCAGTGGCTATGAGTGGTCGAGTTCCAGTTCGTGTAATCGGTAAGATTAAGAAAGGTGACCGCTTGGTATCGGCTGGTAACGGACTAGCTCGAGCAGCAACCAAAGAAGAAATGACTGCGTTTAACGTTATCGGTCGAGCATTAGAAGATAAACAAGACACCAATGAAGGTGTTGTTGAAGCGATAGTCAAACTTAATAGTTAGTCAATAAGGAAATTTAAATGCCAGTATCAGCAGGTTCAATAATTTATGGCGCGGACTATAATTCAGTTCGAGTAAAGGCGGTACAGGTCCTGGGCTCAGGATCACCATTTGGTCCGGGAACAGGTAGTCCAAATTACGGGTATAATCAAGCTCTTGTGTCAACTGCGGTATCACCAACTACATTAATTACTCATACTCAGTTCCAAAATCTAGCCAATGACGTTAATAAAGCCTATAAACATATCACAAATACAAACTTTACTGGATATCTTGCAGATCCAGGGTATGCGGCTGTCGGATCAACAATCACCGCCCTGGATTTAAATCGAATCGAGACAGCCGTTAATTATGCCATAACCAACAGATTAACAGCACATCCGTCTCAATTAACAGCAGTGATACAAAATGGTGGGGTTCCTTATTATAGAACAACAGCTTGGGGGGCTGGAGCTACAGCCATCAACCAGCAGGGAAACTTTGCTTTTGGTAGTGCTAATGCTATGCAATACTTCTTTAATCAAGGCGGGAAAATAGTATTCCAAGGTACCTATCGAGGTACACCAGTATCAACACAAGATACAACCTGGCAAACATTATCTAATGCCTTTACTTTTACTATCGATGCCAGCAATTTTACTTCTTTTGATGGTATATCGGCTTACTATAGCCAATACGGACCAACTGCATATAGTCTCAATCGACTCTGGATGGTTTTAGGTTCAAACTCACCAGTTACTGGTTCAATTGCATACAGTATTGAATACCGAGATAACCATGTTCCTACAGGTGCTGGTCCAGATTCGGTCACAGGTACTGGATCTACTGGCGTGGGTTTTAGTATTACGGTATCTAGATCATCTGGAGAGGTAGTCGGAACTGCACCAACACATAATGTAACTCTCAATACCTTTACATAATCTCTTGCAATCCTTAATTTTATCTTGTATAATATGCAATAATACTAAGGATTTTTATGGACCAAAGATTAGCCAAAGCATTAGAATTTGCCAGATATAAGCAAACACTTCACCTAGAGAAGAAAAGACTACAAGAAAAACTTAAATCAGAACTAACATTTCCATTCAACGGCGGAATGTTCTATGCTGATCGACATCTTATTGTTTTTTTAAATCTCTTGACTCCAGCCGAAGGCACTTCATCTACTACCATTTTAGATGAACGATTAAATCCAATATATGTTGAAGACATTTCTGTACTACAGAAAAAAGCACTAAATGTATACTCACAGGCAGTCAATAAGTATCAAATTGAATTCGCAAAACTTCAAAAAAAACGATCAGTAAAGGCTATCGTTGATTTATGAAAAAAGGCTGTGTAATATTTGCACACAATGGTGATATAGATTACGGTAGTCAATCTGTACTAGCGGCTTGTTTGGTTAATCGATACCTCAATGTTCCAATCAGTTTAATATCCGACTATGATACCATAAATGATATCAAGACAAAATTTTCAAAATTACCATTTGATCAGATCATTAAGGTAGAAAAGCCTAATAGTACTAATAAAAGAACATTGACATCAGACAATAACAAAAAAGAGACAGTTAGTTTTATTAATAGCAATAGAAGTTCTGTTTGGGATCTCACCCCATATGAGAGAACATTGGTAATTGACAGTGATTTTTTAATTTTTAGCAGTGACCTAGCAAAATATTGGGATGATGACCATGAATTTCTAATTGCCCCGGGAATGAATGATTTCCTTCAAAGAGATATCTCTCCCACCGAATATGAAATAAGTCAGTATTCAATAAAAATGTTATGGGCTACTACTATGATGTTTACTAAATCAGAAACTACTAAAATCTTATTTGATTTAGTCGGATACATCAGAGAAGAATATCAATACTTTGCAAATCTTTACGAGTTTGATCATACTTCGTTCAGAAATGATTATGCATTCAGCATAGCCTGTCACATTATGAGCGCACACGGATTAGACAAATGGCATGGAGATCTTCCAGTTCCGACAATGATTAACGATACAGACGAAATCATTGACATAAAAAGTAATGGGCAACTTACTTTGTTATGTAAAGACTTTTTTAAATCAGACACGTATCTATTATTAAAGTCACAAGGACAAGATCTACATATCATAAACAAAAAAACTATATTAGATAACTTAGAAAAACTATTAGGATTAGCAGATGAGTAAAGGATATCTGCTATTTGCAATAGATACCAAAGATATTGCTTACAGTAAATTAGCAACTGCTTGTGCGTTATCTATCAAGCTAACCCAACCTACTGAGTTTAATTCTATAGCGGTGATTACAAATAATACAGAAAATGTTGATCAAGACCTTTTTGATCATGTTATCCCGAGTGGGGATCTTATTGGAATGGATGCTAGAAGTAGAGCATATGATCTCAGTCCCTACGATAAAACTGTACTACTTGATTCTGATATGCTAATTCTTCGCCCACTAGATCACTATTGGGACATATTAAAAGATCAAGATTTATTCATAGCATCAAGTCCGCAAAATCATCGTGGTAAGCAATTTCATTACGGAGCATACAGAAAATTATTTTTAGACAATAAATTACCAGATGTATATAACGCATGGACTTATTTTAAAAAATCAGAAACCGCGTCTAAATTTTTTAATCTTGTTAAACTAATAACTGATAATCCCAGAGATTTTACTGATGCAACATTAATAGGGAACACATTAGATATTATACCAACAGATGAGGCATTCGCTCTTGCACTGATAATACTTGAACTAGAAGATCAAGCAATATTCCCAGAATGGGATTTCCCTCGTATAACTCATATGAAATCACAAGTACAAGGATGGAGAAGTAATAAGTCTGATTGGAATGAACATCTTCGATTCTCTATAGATAATTTTGGACAAGTTAAATTAGGAGTTTGGGCACAAACTGATATTTTGCATTATGTTAAAAAGGAACTTATCACTGATGGTATAATTGATAGATTACGGGGTGCGTTATGAGTCATACATATTACGCACTCTATAGTATTACTGAATTACATATACTAGCACTGAGTGGTAGCATCTTTACCGACATACCCGATGGGTTTTCAATGTGCAAGGTGTACGAAAAAGACTGTGAGTACTTTTACACCCATAAAAAGATCATGCATGACTATATTGTACAAGTAGACAACGAAGGGTATGCTAAGTTTAAATCTAAATATCTACAGGTTAGTAGTACTCGGAAAATATTGAATGATAATGTTATTCGAGATTTAAATTATCAGATAAGATTTTTTGAATTTCTTAACATACAATTTACACAAGATATAGAAACTATAACATTGTCATTCGACCTATTACTGCTCGACGAAGAGTCTCAAACATTGTTTAATACCATTGCACCTTTAAAAAGTATATATATGTTATATGTTACAGAATATCAAAACCCTACAGAATTAATTGATAAATTTGAAATTGATTTAGTTGCTTTGTCTGAATCTAAAACCTTATCTATACCTTATAAAACAGATAAACAAATAAGTCTATGGGGCGCGAGAAGTGAGTGAACTTTATCTCACGATTTAATTGGACATACCTATGAAATTAAATATTGCAGAACTCGATTGTATATTCATTAGCTATGATGAACCTAATGCCGAAAAGAATTGGGCGGATCTTCTTGACAAATGTATGTGGGCTAAACGAGTACACGGTGTTAAAGGTAGTGATGCTTGTCATAAAGCCGCCGCCGAATTAAGTGACACCGAATGGTTCATCACCGTAGATGCGGACAATATTGTTGATACTAAATTCTTTGATCTCGAGATTGACATACCAGATAATACCAATGCTGCTAGTTGGCCTGGTGTAAATGCAATCAATGGACTACGCTACGGGAATGGAAGTTTGAAAGTATGGCGCAAAGTTTTTGTGTTGGGTATGCAAACGCATGAAAATGCCAGTTCACAACAGGCACAGGTTGATTTCTGTTGGGAAGATGGATATCGTCCAATGTATGAGACTTACAGTATCACATATCCTAACGCAAGTCCTTACCAAGCATGGCGTGCCGGATTCCGTGAAGGTGTTAAGATGTGTTTAGTTGATGGCAAATTAGATGTGAATTCTACTATACACTGGCACAATTTACATAGATTAAAAATATGGATGAGTATAGGGCAACATATTGAAAATGGAATATGGGCGATATTAGGTGCCAGACATGGATATCATAAAGTTCATTCTAGTGATTGGAACTACACTGATGTTAGAGATTTTGATCATCTTAAAGACCTATGGAATGAAGTTAAAAATCAAAATCCATCAGATGCAGTTGCACATTATGGTGAGTTGAATAAACAGTTATATCAATTTGATATTACTTTATTAGATCCAATAACCAGTGCGTTTGTAGTCGACACATTTAAAGATCAGTATAATCAAGCAGTTGAACAAGTTACATGGGTGATGAAGAGAAATAATGTTTGATATAATATTTTTGTCATATAATGAATCTAATGCTAATCAGAATTGGGATAAGCTAAGAGATAGATTTCCTTATGCTAAAAAGCTGTCCGGAGTTAAAGGAATTCATCAGGCACACAAAACAGCAGCAACAATTAGCCTAAGCAATATGTTATGGATAGTAGATGGTGATAGCACTATATTAGACTCTTTTAATTTTGAAGATCCTGAGGGAGTTTGGGAAGAAAGTGTGTATGTTTATCGTGCCAAGAACCCAGTAAATGATTTAGAATATGGGTGGGGAGGAATTAAACTCTTACCTAGATATTACGCCATGCGGATAACCAATGATACAGTTGATATGACGACCAGTGTCGCTCCACACTTTACCGCAGTCAATCAGATAGCCAGCATTACTAATTTTAATACTGATCCATTTAGCACCTGGAAGAGTGCATTTAGAGAATGTGTTAAGCTCAGTAGTAAAGTGATTGATAGACAAGTAGATACTGAAACAGAAAAACGATTAGACACATGGTGTACAGTCGGTGCGAACAAGCCGTTTGGTGAATATTGTATTCAGGGCGCACTAGCAGGAAGAGAATATGGTATAGCAAATAAAGATAACAAAGATGCATTGAAATTAATAAACAATTTTGGGTGGTTACGAGAACAGTTTAATGGATAAAAAGATTTATCACATTGTAAAAGAAAAACTAGGAGAGTATGGACCCGGAATGTGTTTAGCTAAGTGGACACAGGTAACCGTACACCTACCCACTGGGCATACACATAGCTGTCATCATCCTCGAACTCATAAGATACCGGTCGAAGAAATCGAAGTTAATCCCAGTGCTTTACATAATACTAATTACAAAAAAGAACTACGCAAAGAGATGATGACTGGTGGTAGACCCAGTGAGTGTCAATACTGTTGGAATATAGAAGATAAAACAAATGCAGAAGATGTATTCAGTGATAGAATATACAAAAGTGCAGAGCGTTGGTCGAGAGATTATAAAGATCAAGTAATAGATGCTGGATGGACCAAAGACATTGCTCCTAGTTATCTTGAAGTTAGTTTTAGTTATGGATGTAATTTTAAGTGCGGGTATTGTAGTCCTGAAATTTCAAGCAAATGGATGGAAGAAATAAATCAATATGGACCATATCCTACTAGATTTAATTTTAACAATTTAGATTGGATCAAGATCCAAGATAAAATGCCTATCCCAGAAAGAGAAGATAACCCGTATGTAGATGCATTTTGGCAGTGGTGGCCAGATATCTATCCAACATTACATACTTTTAGAATTACCGGAGGGGAGCCGTTAATGTCTAAGCACACTTTTAAGGTCTTGGACTATATTATTGCAAATCCTAATCCTTCTCTTGAATTAGGTATTAATTCTAATCTTAATGTACCTAATAGATTATTTGACGAATTCCTTTCTAAGATTAAAATTATACAGAAAAATAGAGCCGTTAAAAGCATAACCATATATACAAGCTGCGAAGCACACGGTGAGCAGGCAGAATATATTAGATATGGTATGGATTATAACGAGTGGTTAGATAATTGTAATAGATTACTTGCAGAATCCACAGAAACTCATTTTAGCCTGATGTCAACTTATAATGCATTGTCAGTTTTGACCTATAATGCATTTTTGTTAGATGTTATCGATCTAAAGAAAAAATTTGCTACTGAAAACAGATTAGTTAATATAGATATTCCGTATCTTAGAAATCCGGAATTCTTAACTATGGGTATTCTAACATCTGATTTTTTAAAATATGCAGAGTCGGGGCTGGATTTGATGAATAACTACAAAACTTATTTTTCTAATAAAGAATTTTCAAATATGCAACGAGTGTATAGATTTTTTGAATCTTGGATATCTAATCCGATGACAGAGTTACTGTTGTGGAGAAAAGATTTTGTAGCATTTGTTGATGAGCACGATCGTAGACGCGGAACAGACTTTTTAGGGGTGTTTCCTGAATATAAAGAATTTTATGATTTGTGTAAAAAATTATAAGGTTGAAAATACTGGTGCTTCTAGACTAGGATCAACGGTAATTAATTTACCATCCCACTCAATGGTTGCTCTATCATAAAATTTGTTCTCATTGAGTTCGTAGTGCAACATACCCAAAAGATCACAAAAGAAGTTATGGTTTATCCTAAAAACTTTATTACCATCTTTCCAAAAGGTAACAACACAATTTAATGAATTTATAACTTCCATTTTTCCTCCGCATAGGTAATTAATTCTTTTACCTGATCGAGTGTAACATCAGATGTGGGTAATACTAGTAGTCCCATGCCGGTATGATTCTTTGTTAATAATCTATTAACGAATTCTGTCATCCTAGTATAAAAATCTTCATATGTGCATGAAAATTCTTGTAGATCATAAAAATAATATCCTTGACTATTTTTAAGTCTATTTTCAAAATATGCTTTTCTTGGATATTTTGCACCCGTATTATCTAAGGCATGGATGAGCCAACTGATGTGATCAACCCAGATTTTATACATATCTGTGTTTTTTAATATAGTATCTGAATTTTTCCAAAGATTAGCAATTAGCGGAATGCCTAGTTCGTTGGATGGTGATTGCCAATGAGTAAATTTATGTAATTCTCCATTGATCATCACATAGTCTATCTCTTTGCATTCTGCTATAAGCGGATTATTTTGTTCTACACTAGCTGCATATAAATTTTTTAAAACTTCAAAATCATTTGAATAATTTGAATAGTCGAGGTTGTCTCGATCTCTGTCGATAATTTTAATAGTACCATCATCGTGAAAATAGTGTACTGATTGATTGGAAATCAGTGTGATACCACCATCCTCTTCAGATTGCCAAAATTTATTTGCTAATTCGGGATTTTGAATTACTGGTATATAATTTAAAAATTCTTGAGCTTTTTCTAATGTCCAAGATTCTGCTCTGATAACTAAGTTTTTTTTGTCCATACTATTATTTATATTTATTAAGAATAATATTGAATATTTAAATACACTTAAATAGTATGTATGTCAGATATACCTTGGAATAATATAATTCGTTTTGGGCAACAATCAATGTTAGAGACCGATCTCTTTAACATTAGTTGGATACTAGGCCGTTTCTGTAATTATAAATGTAGTTACTGTTGGCCATATGCTCGTACAGACAAGCCTGATTACCAAGACCTAAACATATACAGAGACACTATTTTTAATATAAAAGAACAAGCTAATTCTAATGGGTTTGAAAAGTTTCATTGGAGTTTTAGTGGCGGAGAACCTACTGCTTATAAACATCTATTAGAACTAACGTCTTATCTAAATCTTGGATATAGCTCTTATCAAAGTATACACATGACTACTAATCTTAGTCCAGGAATTGACTGGTGGAACAAGTGGTTAACTATTACAACACACATACATCGTAAAAGTATCACAGCTAGCTATCACGCAGAATTTGCCAACGAACAAGAGTTTGGTGATAAGATATTAATGCTCATGGATCGCGGAGTATTTGTGACGATCAATCAGGTAATGGTTCCTGAGGTGTTTTGGGAAACCTATGAGCGTTGTCTACGCTTTGCTAGTCGGAAAATTAATGTAACACTAAAACCACAGAGTGATCCTACTGCTAGTCACGTGGTAGAAGGATATGATGAAGCTATGTTAGTTAAGATGCAATTAGGATTTCCTCAGCACGTACAGGGGAAAGAGTTATATCAGATTAAATTAACAGATGGCAAGAGTAACTATTATTTAGATCAAGCAGAGAGATTTAATAGTTTTGGATTTAATCGATTTAAAGATTGGCGTTGCAATAGTGGCTATCAAAGTGTTATAATAAGAGGTAACGAAGTTAAACGTGGATATAGTTGCCACGACGCTCCATTGGGTACACTAACAGAAGGATTTGAACTATTTAAAGAACCACAGGTGTGTACTACCCCCACTTGTGTTAGTTCGGCAGACAGCAAAATACCGAAATGTATAAATTAGAAGATATTAGAGAAATCCATTTAGAAGTTACTAGCAAGTGTCAAGCACGTTGTCCTATGTGTCCTCGTAGGATCAATGGTGGCATGTTAAACCCATTGTTTAATCTAACTGAAATAGATCTGCATACTTTTAAAAAATGGGTTGATCCAACGTTGATTCAACAACTTGATAGATTGTTTATGTGTGGCAATCTTGGTGACCCTATCATAGCCCAAGACTGTCTGGCGATTTTTGAATATCTACGCGAATTTAATCCGACTATGATTTTAGATATGCATACCAACGGCAGTGCCAGAACAAAAGAGTTTTGGCAGTCTCTAGCCCGCACAAACGTTAGTGTTACATTTGGAATAGATGGATTAACTGACACTCATGCAATATATCGTGTAGGCACAGATTTTGATAAGATAATAGAAAATGCAACTACATTTATCCAAACCGGTGGGCATGCTGAGTGGCACATGCTGGTATTCAAACATAATGAACATCAGATCGAAGACTGTCGCAAATTAGCAAACGATCTTGGATTTAAAAATTTTCAAGTTAAACATACAAGTAGATTCACAGATAATAAGTTTCATGTATTAGATGATGCGGGCAGAACTACGCATTTACTTGAACCTACAGAACGTAGTATGCAGATAATTTCAAAAGTTAATTCTGCAATAGCCGATACAACCCCCAAGAGTATTCGTTGCAAGGCGAAACAATTTAAACAATTATACATCTCAGCTGACGGAACTGTTAGTCCTTGTTGCTGGTTAGATTTTAGTTGGGTACTTCCTAAACAAGAAAACCGCATTGACTATATGGATATGATAGGAATATTTCCTAATTTAAACAAGCAGTCTATACAAGAAATTTTTGATGGTGGATATTTCCATAAAATTGAGGATACCTGGGCAGTTAAACCGTTAATGGAATGTGCGAAACAATGCGGTAAATTTGATAAACTCAAGGAGCAGTTTGTTGAAAATTGATACTGAACATCTGCATTATTGGATGCAAGCTATAAGAAACAGCGATGATCCGCATCGGGTGCTAGATGCATTTTGGAGCGGGCAGATTAAAAGCAAAGAATGGCTGATTGATAATCTATATCCATACATCACTAAAGAAGTTAGTGTAGACATCCATGGCGGATGGGTCGGGGTACTGGCTAGTATGCTGTTCCAAAGCGGGTTACCTATCACAAAAATACGTAGTATTGACATAGATAACAAAGTTCAGAGTACTGCAAATATGATGAATAAAGGTGAAGAAATTAGTGGTAAATTCATTGCTTTATTAGCAAATATGTGTGATATCGCCAGTGATTATGACGTAATTATTAATACCAGTTGCGAGCATATATCACAGTCCCAATATGATCATTGGTTAGCAAATCAGAGCCAAAACAGCCTGATTGTACTACAGAGTAATAATTATTCTATAGAAGAGCATGTCCGTACCGCTAATAGCCTAGAAGAATTTATATCTCAGAGCAATATAGAATTAATGTGGAGTGGTGAATTAGAATTATCTTTGTATACTAGGTATATGTTGATCGGCAAACCAGTCCGAGAATAAATGCAGACTCATTCATAGGTGCTTATTTGTAAAACTATTCTAGGCAAAAATCCAATATTTGCCGCACCGTGCAGTGCACCAGATTCAGTATATTTCCAAACATCACCTAGCTTGTAGTCAGTAATCACTTGGTTTTCGTACATAAAGATATGCCCTGGCGCCCAGTCAGTTAATGGTATCCAATAGCGTAGACTATTCTTTTCATACTGGGTATGCGGATCTACATGCATGGGCATGAAGTTGCCTGGGAGCATTTTAGTTATCCACCAATGGAACGATCCTTGGACGAATGGAGGGATAATGTCGAGATCGCAATTATTCTTATCAAACATCCAAAACATGATACTATCATCTTTGTATCCTGCGGCACGGACTCTTGCGTACTCTGCTTCCATTTCTGGGCTATTGGGTTGTGGGCCTTCAGACGGACGCCCATATCCCTTATTAGTCATGACGAATTCTATCCAGCTAGGATCTACCCAATCTGCATAATTACCTACGAATTTCATTTATAACTCCTTGCAATTAAATCGCAGAATTCGCGTTTACGATTACCAACGTAGCCATGTCCGATCATGTGTAATCGTCTTTCATTACTAGAATTAACGACCATATGATCATTAGTAATGTTTACTAAAAATAATTTACCGGGAGCAAAAGGAACACGGCCAAATTTAGGTAATTCCATGTAACAACCTTCCGGGTGTGTGATTGCT